CAGGATTCCAACGTCGCTTAGTCTGATAATTTGTATAATTATCAGAATTCAAAGCGATAGGCGAAAAGAACACATTGAAGTGCGTTTTGCGAAGCTTACGTATAAAGAAATGACGTAAGTTCACAAAGCCCTTCGTTCTTGCCAAGTTGGCTAGATCGATAAGTCCAGTCGTTTTAACAGTCGTTTGTACATGATTGTATTCGCGAGACACCTTCATTGGTGTAACATCGAACCCATCACAATACTCGCCGCCGCAACTTTCGCGGAACCAGCATTGTGGATCATAAAAGGACTTTTCGCGATTAACGCTGAAGCCTAATATGTTAAGGGTAATCATGACATCCTCCGCACATTGCGTAGGAACGATGATGTCGTCACCGTAGACAGAATAATCTGTGGTGACGCCGTGCTCACGAGTTACATACTGACAAATCGCAGCGAAGATTATCGTTTCAACAGGAAAGCATAAAGCTGATCCCATTGGTGCGAATTTCTTCAACTCGATAAGTCGGCCGTCGGGAAGTAATGTGGAGTGGGACCGAGATGCGACGAGGAATCGTAGCAACTTGGTACCTCTAAACAGTTCCTTCACTAAGGCGTAACTCACTGAGTCACTAGCAGCGGATAGGTCGATAGTCGCATAATTACGACTGAAGGCACCCTCTTTTGCTAGTAATTGGTTTCTAGTCTGATCTTTCGTCCCGATGTGGGATCGTAGGTATCGAGAACTATTAACCACCCTGTCAATCTCCTTCTGGACGCCTTTTTGTAAATAAATCAGCGTCGAGGGTTCCATCGATATTGTTCTAAAAGTTTTGTAACTTTTAGGAACAAATACCGTTTGGGAAATCCGATCCAATGTGGAAGGGATGGGAGATTGGGCCCAGTATGGGTCTCCGAAGGCATAGCACAGTAAAGCGTCTGACGTGAGGTCTTTGTACTTCGCCTCCAGCGCAATCCTGCCATGTCCCGCAACACCACCAGGACCATGAGAATAATTTAAATTCTCAGGGTCAAAGGAAGTCATCCATCGTCGAATAATTTTATTCAATGACGAAATGAGAGACTTAGGAAGGTAAGTAGACATGTTGTCTTCTATCTCCATATAGTCTTCTAAGCACTGCTGAGACAAGTCGATCTTTGACAAAGTAAGACGAGAAGTATAAGCAAAAAGCTGTACTAATCTCTTGCCAGCCAAAACATCTCCTTGCGATATACGTTCAATGTCATCTTTAACAAATGAATAAAGATGTGAACTTATACCACCACAGAGGGCTTTAAATCCTTTGTTACTTTTACATCTAACAAGATGTAAAAGCTCAGCAAAACAGCTATTCAGGTCCAGTACGTCCTTAGTGATCATATCTGACCACAAGCGACGTACCTCTCTGTCTAGCGTATCGTGATGTAGGTAGCCAAGATCTAATGCTAGAAGTAACCATTGCTGGTATACCTCTTTCACTGTTTGACTATCGATGGAGCTAAGCTCCACCCCTTTCCTATATAGGGGGCCGAGAGAAGTTTTCTCAAGGTCTTCCAAAACAAGGATTGTTTGGCTTGGGCGCATAGTAGTTTCCTCCTAGAAGTTGTGTGAGTGTGTGTATAATGTTAGTGCTTCTGTTAGCATACTTTCGTATGTTATCAAGAGTAAGAACGTCATACGCTCATTACAATTCTGTTGGAACTAATGACCCTCTTAGAATAGCCTCGAGGCGCGAATCTGTAATAGATCCCGAGTCGAATAGGCTACTTAGGAGTCTTCCTACCGCAATCTTAACCTGTGCCGCAGTTATAAACTCCGAAGCAGGCACCTTTATAACAAGGTGACAAGAAATTGGTAAGTCGAGTCGATAATCCGCATCCGCATCATCTCGTACAGACACTACGTCTGTAACTTGTGATAAGATACTTACACCACGTTTTGTTGGTGAAGTAACTGATGGCTCAATTCCAGTACCGCTATAAATATTAGCGACATCGGAGTAAGCAATTCGGATGTTTTCAGGGCGATCAACCGGTGAGGTAATGTTCGTTAGAACGATTTCCTTTCCGTTGTTGTTCGATTTCACACGAAAATCCTTATCAAAATTCAGGATTGCTCGTGGAAATGTTAATGTTGTTACTCCAGAAATTGGAGTATCAGTATACCCTTGATTGATTGTCTTTGCCATTTGGCATTCTCCTCTCTGCATTTAAAGCGCAGATGATTTTTGTTATCATTTTGTGCGTTGAATAATCAAAGCACCTGCTTCTAACCAATGGTTTTGAGCAGTGATTTCGCTTGACAGGGATAAGGGCGGCAAAGGACTGTGATCAACAGTCCACCTTCGATATGTTACCGCTGAAATGGTGCCAAACATCGGATTTTCCGGAGTTATAGTTATTGTTGAGCTCAATGTTCGTTTATGCGACAGTGTCGCATATCTGATATTAAGTCTCAGCAATGAAAGAGTAGAATCTACTCGCTCTAACAACGATCCGATGTCAATGAACCAATCGAGCACGAAACTGTACGGTACAAGATCCCACATATTTTCAAGTGTAGGAGCAAAACCGGCAGAGTGGATACGGTTCATCGCACTGATGAATTCGGAATCCTCGTGTTCGATTGCTATCTTGATTCTCTGCTCTAATACTTCGGTGAAAACACCGCGAGTGTTAGACTTGTTGTGCACTGCATTGTAAGTATCAAACCCATTTTTATCTATATAGGGTTTGATCTTTTCAAATGCGGCTACTATATTCTGGATATCAGATATAGTAGGAAGCACCCCATAGTTGACGGCGAGATAATTGCCGGCATGAGTCTTAACCTTCTTCAAATTACGAAGTTTAGGTATAAGATCTTTGGGACGTCTAAGGTCTTTCAAAAATGCGATCATGTTAACGTTATTACGGTTAACACCTTCAGCAGCCTTAGAAGCAAGAGTACCGAAATGCTCGAGAGGGATAGAGAAATCTTCCAAATCGAGATTCGCGGTAATGTAGGAATCAATTGCTAACTTCATTTTCGAAGGTGAGAAACCTACAGGAGTTATAAATCTGTAGACTTCTGCTACCAACGTAACTGAAGATAGTGCCACGTAAGTCATGGCAGGTCCGACAAGTGAAACGACTTCGTTGAACGAACGAAAGCCGGTCCACTCAGTGTTTTTGACAAGTTTGTTATAAGCATAACGCTCTTGTCGAACGATATCAACCTTTCCACGAATGGAAGGAATGACATCAACACGAAAATGTCGAAGCTGCGGACTTTCGTTCGGATACCGCCTCTCACACATAACCTCATAAAATTCAACATGAGTGTTAGATGCAGAAGTGATTGAACGATGGGTAATAAACC